TGTTCTAGCTGCTGCACTGTACAACGTAGATGCTATAACAATAGCTTCTGAAGTTGCGGGGCCACCTACAACACCTGCAGTAACTGAAGTACTTACAAACTGGCTTGCTGCGTGTCCGTGTGAATTTTGTATAATATACAACGGAGCTTTAGCTGCCCAAGTTACTGCTGATCCACCATCGTCAAGGATAGCTTCAGTAGCAATAATTTGACCACCACCTGCTGCTGTTCCTAAACTAAAATCAACATCGTTACCACTTGATCCGCCAGTTACAATGTTGCCTGCTGGAATAGCAATTAAATTACGAATAATAGTACCTGCTGGTTGTACAAAACTTACATCTGTATTTGTATCATCTGTTACAGCAATAGTAGCTGTAGTTACTGTAACGTCTGCTTCTGTTACTTGTTGTCCTGGATTGGTCGTTTCAACTCGATCTGAAAGATCTCTTACATCTGTTGTTCTTGCTGAGTTGCGACCAGTGTCTCTAATATTTACGGCTGCCATAATATTTACCTCTGGTTATTTATTTTTAAAATCTTACTCTAAAAAAAGAAAAGGGGGTTTTTACGCCCCCAAGTCAGTTTAGTCAATACCGTAGAAAGCAGAAACTAATGCATCGGCACGGAGTACTTTGGATCCATAAACGTGGAGTCCTCGTACAATGTCACCGAATGAATCAGGATCACGCAATACTTCAGTACTTGTAATCGTCTGTGCTGTTGCAGTAGAAGACATATGACCAGCCAAACATTTGCCAGCAGCATTAGATGCAGCAGCAATATTGTTTGATTTGTACATTTCAAATCCACGCAATTTACCAGAAGATACTAGACCATTTCTAATAGAACCTTGACCTGCGTTGTAATCAACAGACAAAAGTTTAGAAGATGAACTTGCAAGAACTTCGTAGAAGTCAGGCGAGGCTAAAAACCAGCGACCTTCTTCAGGAATGTTCTGTTCGTCAAGAAGACGAGACATATGCGATAGTACATCAATAGGATCGTGTTCAGATGATCCAAAACCTATGTCAAGATTACCAGTACCGTCAAATGTTCCTGCTGCTAAATCAGTAGCATTGTCAGCACCAAGGATATGGTTAGGACTTGAAGCAGAAACACCTGCGAACATAGTAGCAATTACACCTTCATCATAAGCATCTCGTAGAGCGTATGCTGCAGATGAACTAGCTACTTCTTTAAAGTTAACGTGAGACATTGAAGTTTCAATATCGTCAACGATGAATTTAAAAGCGTTAGCTGTATCAACTACAAGAGTCAACTCTTGATCTGTTAATTTAGTTGCTGTAACATCTGCTCCACGTTCGTATGTGTACACAGTGATTTCAGGTTCTTTTATTATCTTTACGGAATCTCCGAAAGCGGCAATCTCACCAGCGTAATCTGTGTTGGTGATCGCTTCTACAACCGAAGCCTTTCTAAAGAAGTTAAGAACCTTTTTAGAGTAGACTGCGGGAAGAAAAAACGAATTAGTTTGACCACTGACGGAGTTTGCAAAGTTTGCATTTGTATCAGTACCTGGTTCAAAGAACTGATCTGAGGCGTTATAAGCCATAGTTACTCTCCATTATTATATCAAAATTAAAAGTTAATTATTATTTTACTATCCTGCCTTCGTGAATCGCTATTCCGATTTCATCTTCAAATCGATCAAACTCATCCATAGACATTTTAGCAATTTCCCTTTCTGTCCAGATTCTGTCTTGCTGGGGTTCAACGGCAGTTGTTTTAGTTGAAACCATATCAGCAGCAGATTTTCTAGACTTCTTTGAAGATGGTTTTCTAGCTTTAGAAGCATCCATTCCCATATCACGTTTATATAAATCTAACGCACGACTTGCAAGATCACCATCATTAGCGTTTTTATATATCCAATCTTGAATAGATTGTGGTTGTGCTTTCGCCCAGCTATGAAACTCATCACTGTTTTTAATATCTTCAAAATCAGGATGGTTGTCTAGCAATCTATTTGATGCTTGTTCTGCAACTAATTCTGTTTCACGTTCTTGTAAACTTGCAAGTTTTTCTTCTAGATTTTTAGTTCTTTCAGAACTTTGCATATGTGCTACAGTTTCAACTACTTCATAAACATCTGGATACTGTTCTCTAAACTTTTCTAAGTCCTCTGGAGACTTTGGAGCTACATAGCTTGGTCTGTTTTGAGCAGCTTCTTCTAGTAGTTCTTGTTCTCTAGATTTAAACTCATTCAATTTAGAATCGTAATGTGTTTTTAAATCATCGTATCTTTTTTTATAATCAGGTGAACTTTTAGTTTCCTTTTTATTTTGCTTTGGTTCTTCTTTGTCATCCTGAACTTCAGGTTTTTCAAAAAATACTCCATCAGCAGATACAAACGGTTTTTCTTTTTGGTTGTGCCATTCTTTATTGGCGTTATAAGGGTTTGCTTGTTTTGCTTGTGTTGCCATCTTCGTACTCCTACTAGGGGCTTTCTAAACAAAGTAGCTGCAAATGTCGACAGTGCAGGGTTTGTTTTTGTTAAGGTAGCCTTTCGGTTATTGTTGTGATAGAGTGCTTAAAGTTTTAAGGTGGCTCTATCGTTATTGCAAGCGTGGGTTAACAGATAACATTCCTCTTCTGATTTCATCTTCTGCGATGTCCTCATCAACAGGCTTACCGTATTGGTCAACCTTTTCTTCATCTATTGCACCACCCTGTGCTACTTCCTGTCTTCCAGCATCTGCTTCAGCCTCGGCATCTTCCATCATACTTTGTAATCTGTCCGCGCCTACTTGCTCTGTAGCTTTTGCTGTAAAAACAAACTCACCATCCGACAACCTTGCGGGTATCGAATCGGAGACTTCCGAACCTGGGCCATCAACTGGGCCAGATCCTGAAAATTCTGTAGCTGTATCCATAAGCTTGTCAAACATAACGCTTAACTCTGGATCAGCTTCTAATTTATTCATTAATGACATTTCTTCTTCGGAAGATAAAGACTGTGAGACTATGAAGTCTAAGTACTCATCTTCCATTTGCTCGTCAGGCATCATTGTTTCTTCTGCAGGCATTGCTTCTGCCATCGGCATCATCATAGCCATTTGAGCATCTACATCTCCACCTTCTGCAAAGGGTACGTTATCATCGGGTTCTCTATAATTAAAACCTTCTTCAGCATCTTGTTCTGCTTTTCTAACACCTCTTTCAGAAGCTTCTTGAGCTGAAGGAAACTTATCTCGTTTTCTCCAATCTTGTCTTTTTTCAATTCTTGATACAGTTGGATCGTCTAAATATGCAGGCGCTCTATCATCTACATCAAAACGTTTGTTTTTTGCTTTGTTTAATTCGGCAGCATCATAAGCACGTTCTAATGTACTGTCTTCATTTTTTAAATAATCTTTAAGTGTTTTACTTTCAGGATAATCTCTTTGTAATCTTCTTAATGTATCTTCTGCTAAATCCTCAACTTCGAATGAAAAATCTAATTCAGGCCCTCTTAATCCTTCAGGAGAAGATTGTTCTAAATCCATCAACTTGTTTTGTTCACGCTCTAAAGTTTTTAAATCGGCTTCTAATTCTTTCTGAGTTAATTTTTTAATTTTAACTTCTTTACCTTTACCTGTTTTAAAAAGAAGTTTAGCTAATTTACTAGCAAGTCCTCCTAATCCATAGCCCATTCTAGCTACAACTTCTGGAGCTTCTTCTCTCAATGCTTCAATACCTTTACCACCTTCAGCATACATAACCCTACCGCCTTTTTTATAAGTATAAGAAGTCTTTGCAGGTTTACCACCACCCATTTTTTTATCTCGTTTCTTTTCAACTGTTACAGGAGCTATGGTGATTGCCAAGCCTTTCATTTGATCTTTCATTGAGCCGTTTCGTTTCATTAATTATTCTCTTTAATTATTTGTTTAACCGATTGGGGGAGTTGGAGCAACCGTTCCAGAGAACTGATCCTCCCCTGGCTGCGGTACATTTCCAGTTCCGATGTTGCCACCGCCAGTACCCGTAGCTCCAAGTTCTTGAGGTGCTTGAGGTACTCCTCCAGCGGCTCCCATTGTTGGGGGTTGTTCACTAGGGGGTTGAGCTTCCTCGCCTGCATTTTGTCCAGCATTTTGCATACCTATTATTTGTGCCATTACAGCGGCTTCTTCAGGATCGTTTAGTATTTCATCGGGATCTAAGTCTAAGCTATAAGCCAGTTCACTAATTAGTTTAGAGATTTTAACAAAAGGTGCAATAGCAGGACTTTGTGCAGTTTGTAAGAACATAGTTAGTCTTTGACTGCGTACTTCTTTTTGCATCAAGCTATTTGTTCCAGAGGCTTTAATTTCTAAATCGCCTTTAACATCCATACCGCCTTCAAAGAACTGCATATTCCATTGGAAGTAAGCTTCACCTAAAGGCTTTAATAAAAAATCATCTAGGTTTTTAACAACTGTTTTAATATTTAAACTAGCTGCGCCTAATAACATTGACATACCTGATGCTGTTCTTGTCATACTTTGAACACCTGTTTGTCCGTGACTGTAACTAGGTATTCCTGTTTGTTCATCAGCAAGCTGTCTAAACTTATCAAACATCATCATATTTTCATTAGATGTGTTAGGAAACTTTAAGCCGTGTATAGCCTGTCCAGGCATCCCTGCCTGTCTACGGAATATCTTTCCTGGATATATTTCCATAGACTGTCCACCTACTAAAGCAGACTCATCAATATCAAAGACTACAGAGCCTGATAGAGCTAAGTTATCTACAGCCATTCTAGCGTGACCATTCATTACTTGCTGACTGTCATCCATATTTTCAGCTACACCAATACCAAAGAAGTTATACGGATTTCTTTCGTAAGGGAAAGCGTGATAAGGAATACGCGCAGGTGTAAAAGGATTAACAACAGCTCTCAATAACTTATCTCCAGTTACCCAAGCATTAATCTGTACTTCGTCTAAATCGTCTACTGTGTCGGGTAAGTCGATTCCTACTTCTCTTGCATACTCTGCATCCATAATACCCCAGTACTCTAAGACTTCATAGTTTCCTTGATAGTCTTCACTGCTACTGGAATCATCTTTTAAACGGCTTTCAAAATCTTTTTCTTCGTAGTTAGGCCCCATCTGTAAACAATTACGAATAGCCTCTTCATCAAAGTAAGGCATATTGCGTAACTGTCTAAGCTGACTGCGATTCATTTTATGACGATGTACAATGAACTCACACTCATCCATATTAGTAGCGGAAGGATCTGGATAAAAATCCCAGCAACTTACAAATTCTATTCGAGGAACTCTAACTTCTAAAGGGTTATATTTTCTATCCCCTTCTTCTGAAACATCCCACTTATGTAACTTCTTATTAAAATTAAACGGCCCTTTAACAAGACCTGTACCTAATAAAGCAGCTTCAAGTAAAGCATTTCTAATTTCAGACGATCCGTTAGATTCTTCTATCTGATCGTGAATAAGCTTTTCCATTCTTCTTGCAGCTTTTTGTGCAGGATTTATATCAATTTTACTTGGATCAGGACTATAACCTTGCTTTAACATATCACTAGCTTGTTCTTCTAAAGACTCTGTAAAGACACCTTTATTAAACGTAGCTCCAGGTTTAAGAGTACGTCCATCACCTACATAGCCTACATCATAAGGGTTTTCTTCTTCTTGAGGCTCGTCTTCCATACGGTTGCCTATATTATCAGGCAAAGAAGTTTCCATTCCTGGTATAGGATTAGCGGTATCTAAATGAGCTGATCCATACTCACCTTCAGGAACTTTAGTTTCTGTAACGCCTATAGGGAATTTACCTGTTCCAAACATTACATCAACTAATTGTCCAAAGGCAGCTAATACTTTTGTCTTAGTAATCTTTACAAAGATACGAGATTTTTCAGAAGCTCTAAACTTAACGGATTTATTATATAGACCTCTGTAGTTTTCATAGGCTTTAAGCCATCTACGCTCATCCATATTTCTTTTATCTTCAGCTTGAGCAAAACGAGATTTAATTATCCCTACTAAGTTAGACCGCTGGTCTGCTTCTAAGTTTAAAGATTTGCCTGTTTCGCCTTCGACTTCTTCATAGATATTGTTTGCACTTAAAAAAGTGTTTTCATTGTCGGCCATCTACTTAAACCTTTTAGTATACTGTAAACCTATGGATTTATTTTTATCTTGTTTAGACAACTTTACTTCAAAGTTCTTTCCTATTTTTCTTTTAACAGTAATTTTTTTACTTGCAGGATTATCTCCAAACTGCTCACGGTTAATACTGACAGTAGTTTTAGGGCCTTGTGCTTTTATTTTTGTAGAAACACGATTATTATCTTGAAAATGATTTAAAGAAGTTTGTACATCTTTAAAATTTTTAGATATTATAACGCCTCCGCCCTTACTATAGGACATTCTTTTATTTTTTTTCATTCATTAATACTCTACGCCAAGTACTAACTCTAAATCTCCAACCGACATATTAGGAGTAACGTCTGTTCCTGATAAAAGCATAAAACAGAATACACTTGTAGTTCCTGTAGCAGCTTGTAATAAAACAGGGAATCTTTGTTTAGATACAACGTCTCCGTCAGTTGCTCCTGCTCCTTCTAAGTTTATATCAAAGTTAAAT